CGCCTTGTTAATAAAAGGAAAAGCTCCCAGGGTTTAGGACAGTTACTTTAACTGCCCGATGTACACGCTAACTAACAAGGTTAGCGTCCACGACAAATTTCCACTTGTCGCGGAAATCCGCAATCTCTTGCGGACCGGAAATACATTCATCCCAACACGGACAAATGCGTTTCCGTAGGACGGCTTTCTTGACGCTAACGCGTAAACCAAGACTGCCGGACCTAAGCCATCCTGCAACAGAGCTCATAAGAAGCCCATCAGCATTATAGGTAAAAGTCGGGATCTTTCTCCGAATCTTATCTAGTTGCTTACTGGACAACTCTGAGCCGACGTCAACAGAAGGTACGTACACCGTGCTAGGAATATTAACGCGAGCCAAGTAACGAATGGCTCTGTTAATATCATAACTAGGCGTACGCAATAAGTGCATTGGGATCTTAATCCCTGCGTCATCGGCCTCATCGTATGGCACGCCAATAAAACGGCAGCCATTACGTAAGCGGCCGATAACTCTAGGTAACAAGATTCCATGATACGCACTCCATCGGTTGAGTCTGTTGATTGCAGAATAGGAGTCGCCGTCATCGAGGAGCTTTTGAATATACACTCCTCTGACATTGTGGCCCGAAATAAAATCGGAACCACATGACTCACGGAAGTAGCCCTCGTTAAAGGACTTGTCAAGGTTAACGGAAAATCCGAGGACTTCAAGACAGCGGACAATCGCGTTATAAGCGCGACGATCTACTATAATGTCGTCTCCGAATACGGCAAAGTTGCCGTTCCGAAACTTATTAGGGCGTATAATAGGAATATCATACACCTTATAAGTTGCCATGACTAAAGACGCAAAAATCATCGTCTGGAGTGGGAAAGTATATCCATTCCCCATAGATGAGATCATATGCAACTCTATGTTTAAACCACCTGGAAGAGTGGTAGTCGGTGACCTAGTCCTTAGTAACCAATTTAATGGTTGTTCAGGTATTAGTTGCCGACATAACGACATAGAGATAGAGTCTGAAGCACTTTTGAGATCAATAGTACCGAACTCATTAGTGATAGACCCTAACCGAGCCAAGCTGGCGTTTTTAACAGGTTGCGTACTGAGGTTGATACCAAAAACCTCAGAGAGCCTCCTAGTTAGAACTCCAGCTATACCTTTCTGATAGAGCATATTCAGAGAGGGTTCGGTGCATATGGTGCGGCTTATCTTCCTTGACTTAGGTACAAAAGAAAGACGGCTGCCTGGAACGATTTCGTAGCCAAACCGTGTGGCCCGATAAGCTTCAACGTCGGACCACAGTTTGTCATCGGAAATCGTCTGCCTGAAATACTCAGGCGACACTGACCTCGTGTGAGACATAAGACTATCACAAATCTTTGAGTAAAGATCTGTGGACTTCGGTCCTATGTTGGATCCATTACCTAGGCCAAAATGGAGAGCAATATCATTTTGGTTAAGTAGTAATGGATCTCGATAAAGAGTTCCTTGATCCCAGTGGTTCGGGAAAAAGAACTTATCGATGATAACTTTCATTTCACCGATAATTAGCTCTTCGTCGAGTCTACGCGGGGATAGAGTGCCAAAAGTTCGGCACTTTTCGTTGCACTCAAGAAAAAGTGCAAGAGCAGAGTTGTCACGTTCGCGATCACTTACGTCATTATGAAATTTCTTCAAAAATGACTTATCGAGTGCGTTCATAGCAACCTGCCTGGAAGAAATGCCAGGAAACTCAGCATTTTTCCAGCCCGCCTCATAGAGGTCAAGCCTTAGCAGTTCATGTAGGTCCTCAGCGTTAATA